CCCGCCGCTCGCCCCCCTTTCACCGGCAGCTGTCGGCCCTGTGGCGCCGCCGGGTGATGAAAAACCGTGACCCGGTCTCGGACTGCGCCGCCATGCTGACGGAAAAGGGCACCCGCAGCGCCATCGCCGCCCCCCGGGGCCACGCCAAAAGCACCGTGATGAGCCTGCAAAACGTCCTCCACGCCGCCCTGTTCGGCTACAAGCGCTACATCCTGCTGGTCTCGGACACCGAAGCTCAGGCGGTCAGCTTTTTAGACGCCATCAAAAACGAGCTGGAGACCAACGAGCGCATCTTAGCGGACTTCGGCGAGCAGCCGGGCAAAACCTGGAAGACCGGCTCCATCCTGCTCTCCAACGGCTGCCGGATCGACGCCGTGGGCAGCGGCCAGAAGCTGCGTGGACGGCGCAACTACGAGCGTCGCCCGGATCTCATCCTCTGCGATGACATCGAAAATGACGAGGGCGTCCGCACGGCGGAGCAGCGGCAAAAGACCGCCGACTGGTTCTGGAAGGCCGTCTGCAAGTCCGGCGACAGCTACACGGACATCCTCGTCATCGGCACCATCCTGCACCACGATTCCCTTCTGGCGGGCCTGCTGGAAAACCCCGGCTTTCAGAGCCGGAAATACCGGGCCGTTCTGTCCGACGCCACCTCCCCCCTATGGACGGACTGGGAGCGCCTTGCCTCCGACCTCACCGACCCCGATCGGGAAAAAACCGCCCACGCCTTCTATTTCAAGCACCGCAAGGAAATGCTGGCAGGCTCCAAAGTCCTCTGGCCGGAAAAACTCAGCTACTACGATCTGCGGCTCATGCGGCTGACGGAGGGAGACGCCGCCTTCAACTCGGAAATGCAGAACCAGCCCATCGACCCCGCCGCCTGTCTGTTCTCCGCCCAGTGGTTCCGGTACTACAACCCTGCCGAGGTGGACTTCCGCGCCGCCGATTTCCGGTTTTACGGCTATTGCGACCCCTCTCTGGGCCGCACTGCCTCCAGCGACTATTCCGCCATCGTCACGCTGGCGGTGGATCGAAACACAGGACTTGCCTACGTCTGGGACGCGGACATCCAGCGCCGCCACCCGGACAAGATCATCGTCGACATTCTGGAAAAGGAGCGCCTGCTCCGCCGGGAGACCGGCCGGGGCTATGCCCTCTTCGGCGCGGAGACCAACCAGTTCCAGTGGTTCCTCAAGGAGCAGCTTGCCCGGGAATCCGCCCGACAGGGCCTGTATCTGCCCATTCAGGGCGTCCGCTCCACGGAGGATAAGACCATGCGGGTGGAGACCTTACAGCCGGACGTGAAAAACGGCTACATCCTCTTTCGCCGGGATCAGACGCTGCTTTTGCAGCAGCTTTCCCAGTTTCCCCTGGGCGCCCACGATGACGGCCCGGACGCCTTGGAGGGCGCCCGCACACTGGCCCGCAAGCAGTCCCGGACAGCAAACCTCTCCGGCCTGCACCTGTAAAAAACTCACGTGAGTCTTGTCCGGCCTGTCCGCAAACAGGGAAGCGCCCCAAGCTGTGCAACCGGCAAAAAACTCACGTGAGATTTGTCTAATTTTTTACGAACGAAAGGAGTCCATCTATGACCATTCCTTACTTAAACACCGCCCGTCCCGTCCCCATGAGCGACATTCCCGAGGAATACCGGGACATTGCCGAGGCCATCGGCCTTGAGGCCTTCACCCAGCTGACGCTGCTGTGCGGCGGACAGAGCCTGTACATCCCCAAACGGGAATCCTTAGAGCGCAACGCCCGGGACCGGGACATCCGGGCCCGGTTCAACGGCTGCAACTACCGGGCGCTGGCGGCTCAGTTCCGTCTCAGCGAGCGTCAGATCCGCAAGATCATCAACGGCACCCGCACTTAAACTCAGCGTGTCGAAAAAGTCTTTTCGCCCCGCATGGAGCGTGAATACACCGTCGACCCAAGCCAAACAGCGGACACTGCGTATTCGCTGTTTGGGGGCCATCCTCGAAACAGGCTCGTTTTATCCGCCACCGGCGGCACTTCGCCTGTTTCCCCTTCTTGGGTTATCTCCGCACTAAGAGCCGCCTTGTGGCGGTTGCGCTCCGAAACGCGCCTGCGGGCGCAGTCCCGCACACACCCTTCACCCGCAAGGGGTATGCGGCATCCGTAAAGCGGCACAGCCGCTAACGGCTGCCCTACCTTACCGTCGCAGAGAATCTACCGCTTTATTGACAGTCTCAAGATACGCGGACAAAACTCACGTGAGTTTTGTCCGCGTATCGCCCTGTCGTTCGCCCCGCGCAGAGCAGGGGAGCGGCCGTCGCCCTTCCTTATCTTTACATTTTTGTAACAAACGAACTTTTTCTTTGCTTTTTCCCCCTTTTATGCTAAACTATTCTCGAAAAAACACTCTTTTTCAAAGGAGGGCCTCACCATGCCTCAGGATCCCGCGCCCATGGATCAGCTCCGGGACGAGCCGCTGCGTTTTCTGGAAACGGAGCAGTTTCAGGAAATGCTGTCCGTCTACCGCAAGCTCAAGCCCCTTGAGCAGGAAAACCCCCGCAAGTTCCGCAACCAGCTGAACACCTACGATTTCTCCGACATCTACCCCATTATGGACACCTACCTGCAAACCCGTGCCCTCTCCGACCCGGAAGCCGTGTCCGCCGTCATCGCGGAGGGCGCGCCGGAGAGCGTGGCCTTCGCCTCCACGCTGCTGGACATCTTCGAGACCACGGTGGCGGAGCGGGTGCAGGAATATGACGTTCTGGGCAACAGCCCCGCCACCTACTTCATCTGCGGCGTGTGGGCCAACATGAAGCGAGGGAGGGAGTTCCACCCGGCGTCCAATGGCATCACCGTCACCTACGATCAGCCGGACGCCTACGGCAACCAGAACATCCGCTACCGCAACAAGGACTATGAGATGACCCTCATCTTCGAAGCGGTGGAAGCCTACACGAAAAACCTCAGCTGGACGGCCCACCGCCTGCTGATCTACACCCTCATGCGGGGCAACGCCGACAACTGGCGGAACAACACCGCCACCTTCTCCATCGAGGAATACATGGCGTGGGCGGGCCTGAAAAGCCGGGACGCGGCCTACCGCCAGCTGAAAAAAGACATGCAGGCCATCACCGGCATGAAGATCACCGCCGAATCCTTCAAAAAATACTTTGAATCCTTTTACATCACCCACCTCGCCACGGAAGCCTACATCAAAAAGTACACCGGCGAGGTGCATATCTCCTTCGCGGAGAACGTGCGCCACTTCCTGACCCAGTATTACCAGCTGATCCCGGACTGGATGGGCCACCTTTCAGAAAACAGCTACCGTCTGGCCTTCTACCTGTTCTACCGGGCCAGAAAAGCCCCCATCGACGAAAACGGCTCCTTCCGCATCAAGATCGACGACATCATCCACTACATCGGCCTGCCCACCAAGGAGGAGGTCAAGAACCGCAACTATGACGAGGCCATCATCCGCCCCTTCAACAAGGCGGTGGAGGAAATCGAAAGCATTTCCAACGGCTCCATCCATATGGACTTCGACTATGACGACATCAACACCTTTCTGGCGGGCCGCATGAACGTAGGCATCGACCAGACCCTCTGGGACTACATCCAGAAGCTGGACAAGACCCGGGCGGCCAAGCAGCTAAAAGGGAAGACCCCCCACAAAAAAGCGCCGAAGGCCGAAGACTGACGGGGAAGACCTGCACGAAACCACGTCTGAACTCCCCTCCGAAAAACCGCCTGTTCCGGGCCATTGTGCAGAAACCGCCGCCCACTTCTCCACAGGGGACCCCTTTTCGGGCCAATTTCCCTGAAAAACGGCCTCAAAATGCCCTCTCTGTTTAGAAAACTCTCCACAATCGCCCCAAATCCTCTGTCCGCTTCCGACCTCCACCCGTGCAGCGCCGACTTCACCCCGTGCATTTCCCTACTTGCCCCCGTGCAAACCCTCCTCTCCGCCCCTCCCAGTTTTCCCATTTTCTCTCACTTTTATACCCAATTTTTGAGAATATTTGCAATCCGCTGCAATGTTGTACCAACTTTTTCTCACCCCACCTTATTCCCCCCGTTTTCCCCTTATTGATATACTAAGATATACTACTGCCCCGGACCGCTTCGCCGGTCTCCGGGGCGGTATGCTACAATACTCCTGACCAGACCCAGAAAGGAGACGTTTCCATGCCCGACACCTTCGACTCTCTCCGCCCCCGGATCATCGACTACCTCTACGACCGGGGCATCGATCCCCGCAAGCGGTTCCGCTGTCTGAACCCGTCCCACCTTGACCGGGATCCCTCCATGGGCTTCGACCCCAAGCGCAATAAAGTCCACTGCTTCGCCTGCGGGGCGGACTACGACCTCTTTGACCTCCTCGCCCTCGACAACAACCTTTCCTCTCCGGCGGACGCCCTTTCCCTCGCCAGCGAACGGTACGGGAACGGCTCCGCAAGGCATTCCGTCTCCTTCAGCACC